TGGAGCAATGGGGTCGGGTTCAGCCTTGTCCTCTCTACCCGGCTTAGCCAAATCTGGCATTTTTCTTAACTCAAATATTTCAGATAACATCATTTGATTAAGCTCTTGTCCTTGTGAATTACCAATGGTTTGTAGCATAAAAGCAATCTCTTTGGCTTTTGTATCATCTGCTTCTGCTGTTGAAATGGTTAAAACCAAATCAAATTCACCTGCCAAATCATCACGTCTTACCTTAACAAACTCATTGTTGGTAATTCGTACCACTTCTTCTTCTGATAAAAACTCAGAGTTCATTGAGATAATCTTACGACCTAATGCAATAAAACCATCAGAGATACGTCTTAGGATAGACATCTCACGTTTAGAGACAGCATCTAGGACACCCCTAACACCAACAGCCACATCACCTAAGTTACTGGCAGAGATACCAGTACCAGAGAATGCTTTAACCCCAGATAAGCTCTCAGCTTCATTATTCATCATGGCTATGATATTCATGGCACTGTTAGGAATTTCTGGGTATTTATGTTGGTGTACATGAACCCTAGGGTCAAAGTTCTGGTTATATTCATAATCTTGACCTTTTATGAATTTGGTTTTATTAGTAGCGTCTAAGAAGTTCTTAGCATAGCCTGTCTGACTGTTGGCAGATTTACCCATTAGGTCAATCGTACCACGCATAACAGCACCTAGAATGTTTTGATTGTCTTCTAGTATCTCTGCATTGGGAATGCCATAAACACTGTCATCTTCTGGGATATAATTAAATATCACAAAAGGTGGTTTGCCATCTGGGAACGGATTTTCTTCTAAACGTATTAATGTATCTGCTACCCATGTAGCTACAATGGCAGTAGTCTCACCATTACCATGTATGTCCCAATAACCCCAATACTCATATACTGCTAATTTAGCTCTTGCTTTATCTGCAAACATAAAATCAGAAGTATTATGAATAGACCAGTCTTTATTATTGATGAGTTCACTTAATGTATCAATATTCTGATACTGACCGCTTTTCTTTAAATCAGATAAACTGGCTTCATAGGCATGAATAATAAACTGTGCTTTATCAATGTCATCTTTGCAAGTAGGGTCAATGTAGACATTTTTGATATTACAAATTTGTACAGTTGGTTTATTACTAATTGGTTTAATCACTTTTTCTTTTCTAAAACCAATAGAAACAGCTTTGATTAATTGCCCTTGTTGCTTACTCATCTCAAACCCTGCTTTTAGTTCACTGGGCAGTTGTTCATAAGTATCAGGTTCAGCCTGTCTTAATTGTGCTAATTTCTCGTATTCATGGATTAGCAAATCATACTCACTGGGTTCTTGTGATTGTTCTTCACTGATTATCATAGGCTGTTCAACAACAGAATATTCAAACTCTTCTACATCTTCTTCTACTTCTTTTTCATGATATTGCCAACCAGTTCTAACAATACAGCTACCTTGTTTAACCAGTTGTCTGATGACTTTATCCACCAGTTTTACTTTACTTAATTTGGTATTAAACTGGTTATTTAAAATCAGAGCATTTTGTTTGGCTTTGGGAACATCTTCAAAAGTTAAAGCTCTAACATCAAATAGTTCAGTGGTAGATAAAAATGGTTCAGATAAAGCAGGAGCATTCCATTCAGCTTGCTTACGAACTAACTTAGGAACTACTCTACTGCCTTTGTGCTTACTGTCCCCAAATTTAGGAGCGTTGTATAAGTTAATCCAATTATCCAGTTTAGCCACATAAGCAGATTGACTGCTCTTAGCTTGTGTTAAATCATGTTTTAAGTCATTAATGCTAGGTTCTTTAACCCAGTTGGTTAATTTGTTAGTTTGGTTAATTTTATCTGCTTTAATACCTTGTAGCTCTTCATCAGAGATTGCTAATACATTGACACTCATTAAATAAACCCCTTATCATTAAACAACCACATTTCTTCAAAGCCATCCACATCTACCCCTTGCTCATTGAGCATAGCAATCTCTTGCATGTATTTTTGAGCATATCGGTTAGATTCATTTAAATCCCCATCTAACTGATTAACCATAGATGTATAAACTCTTGAACCAATAAATAAACATAAAGCATTTAGATAAATATCAGGTAACTCTATCTCTACATCATTATCTATGTCATCTTGTGTTAGTATTTTATGTTTGGCTTTGTAGATAGCTTCTATGGTTTGATTATCATCAGGTTTATCTTTTAAAACCAATGTATTAACTGCCAATAGATGGTAACCATTTGGTTTATTAATACAAAGCTCTCTACCATTAAATATCACTTTATGTATTTCAATGAGTAAAGGGTCATTAATGGTATAAGCCTGAACACCTTGACTGGTAGTAATTTTTATTTCTTTTCTTTTTAAAAAGAAACGGTTATACAAATCAGTTAAAGCCAAATTAATAGACCTAAGCACCACTTCTTTTTTATTTGGTTTAATTTCTACTGTACCTTCTGCCAAAAATAAATTGGATAATTCACTTGTAGCCAAAGTATTAAATACATCACTTAATCGCATATACTCTCCTAGACAATATAACTACTAACATAGTTATCTTCGTGGTAATCATTACCCCATATTAAATCTTGTCTTACATCAGCTTCTTGACTGGGTGTCCAGATACTCATCATGGCTAACTGACTTATTGTGTCTAAGCCATCATCGTGTTTAGATTTAAACCCACCCACAGACGCTTGCTGTAATTCAAGCATCAGTTCTTTCATAGGTATTGTATGCTTTTTATCGTGAGGAAAGTAAAAACGCTTTAACTTAAAATCAGGCACAACCATATTAAACCGTTCTAGTTTATTATTATTTGGTTTAAGACCTAACGTACCATCTTTGCTATTACTAGCCAGAGTAAAAAAGACATTACGATTGAACATCTCTCGCTGTATCCAAGCAATAAATCCCCCTTGTTGTCCTGATACTTCTACGCCCACAGAGATAGGATTATATTGTCTAACCAATCTGAATAAATCATCAATGTTTTTATCCATGGTTTGTCTGGCACAGATACCATCAATCCAAAAATAGAATCCTTTATGATTGACAGCCCATACAGATATGAATGAATAATCCGCAGATTCTTTTTCACTGGTAGCAAAATCAGTTGTGATATAAAAGTTAAAATTATCCTTTTTATCCATAAGATGATAAGAGTGATACCATTGTATGTCTTCATCTAATATCAGTCTTTCATCATCACCCATAATCTGTAACATGAGTTCTTGATAAAAACCTGCTACACGTCCAACAGCAACAGCACTGTCATATCTTAGCTTAACGTAGTCATAGCTAAATCGGTCTTCCCAAGCACCTTTAAACTCTTCTTTGCTACATGGAAACTTCTCACATATAGGATAAGCATTCACTGTCCAAGCACCTGATTGTATGGCTTCATACAAAGGGTCATTGGCATTAAAGGGTGTACCTAACCAAATGATTTTTTGTCTGGTAGGGTGTAGGGCATTAATCACCGCTTCATGTACTGTTGCCTTAATGCTCTCTAACACCGTAGGACTTCTGGCATCATCATCAGAAACTAAGTCATCTAAGATAGCCAGTTGTGGACGTTTACCTTGCTCTTTAACACCACGAACACCAGACTTAGCACCATAGGCTTTTACCACAAATTTCTTAGCATCTTTATTGGTAAACTCCCAACGTATGTCAGTGAACTTAATAGACGGTATGTATTTCTGTAAAAACTCACTATTTTCCCATCTATGTTCAATATTCTTTCTAGTTGATTTAACCCCATTATCAATACTGTCTGTTACATAAATAGCCACATTGATATTACCTAGATTAGGTAGTTCCCCAAACACAGCCAAATACAGGATTAAGTATTCTGCATTAATGGTTGTATTGTGAGTTATTACCACGTTATCAATTAGATAACTTTGAGTAGGGCTATCTACCGCAATACATTTACTAGGTTTAATCTCATTGGTAGGTGTAATACTTTCAATGGCTACCCTACTTCCACTTTTATGCTTATTATTTGGCTTCCATTTATCAGCTTTACGTTTTAACCTAAATGGGTTTATATTCTGCAAACTAACTGTTACGGTAT